GTTTGAACGTGTCACCGCTGCCACCCCCTCCGCCCCGGATCTTTGATCCGGGACACCTCCCCCATCAAGGGGGAGGACAACGACACTGCCATACATCACCGGCAGCCCTGGCCGCGCCGAAAGCTGCCGCTTTGTCCCTCCCCTGGATGGGGAGGGTGGGCGCGCCGAAGGCGGGGCCGGGTGGGGTGAGGCCGCACGCGCGGTGTTTGAAGGTGTCACCGCTGCCACCCCCTCCGTCGGCTTCGCCGACACCTCCTCCGCAAGCGGGGGAGGACTCCAGACATCAGACAAAGAGAGATCTCAGCCATGTTCAACTGGCTCAATCTCGGCCGTAAATCGGCCGGGCGCAGCTTCGCCGTGTCTTTCGGGCCGAGCGCGGCGTGGTCGCCGCGCGGTTATGCGGCCTTTGCCAAGGAAGGCTTTGCGCGCAATCCGGTGGCCCATCGCTGTGTGCGGCTGATCGCCGAGGGTGCTTCGGCCTGTCCTTTAAGCGTGGCTGACGGGGCGGGGGCGCAGGCGGTGCGGGCGCTGTTGTCAAAACCCAATCCCGATCAGTCAGGCCAGGAGCTGATGGAGCAGGTCTTCGGCTATCTCCAGGTGGCCGGCGATGCCTATCTAGAGATTGCCGGCCCCGAGGAGGGGCCGCGCGCTCTGTTCGCGCTGCGGCCTGACCGGATGACGGTGATTCCCGGACCCAAAGGCTGGGCGGATGGCTGGGAATACCGCCACGGATCGCAGAAGCGGGTTTTCGTGCGCGACCGGGCCAGCGGGCGCTCGCCGATCCTGCATCTCAAACTCTTCAATCCCGGCGACGACCATTATGGGCTATCGCCCATGGAGGCGGCGGCGCGGGCCGTGGACGTGCACAATTCCGGCGGCGCCTGGGCCAAGGCGCTGCTGGACAATGCCGCGCGGCCGTCCGGCGCGCTGGTGGTGACCGGGCGTGACGGGGAGGGGCGGCTCACCGATCCCCAGTATGAGCGCCTGAAGGACGAGCTGGAAAACCTCTACACCGGACCGCAGAACGCCGGACGGCCGCTGCTGCTGGAAGGCGGGCTGGACTGGAAGCCCATGGGCCACAGCCCGGCGGAGATGGACTTCATCGCCGCACGGCGCGAGGCAGCGCGCGAGATCGCCCTGGCCTTCGGGGCGCCGCCCATGCTGCTCGGGCTGCCCGGCGACAACACCTATTCCAATTATCGCGAGGCGAACCTGGCGTTTTATCGCCAGACCGTGCTGCCGCTGGTTCGCAAGACCGCCGCGGCACTGTCGGGGTTTCTCTCGCCCTGGCTGGGCGCTGACGTGTCGATCAGCCCCGACGAGGACGGCCTGCCGGCTCTGGCTGAAGAGCGCGGGGCGCGCTGGCGCCGGATCAGCGAGGCCGGATTTCTCACCGATGATGAAAAACGCGCCCTTCTGGGCCTGAAGGAGCAAGCATGAATGACGCAAATCTGAGCCAGGCCTGGCGCCTTGATCGCAAGATCACGCTGGGCGTCATCACGGCGCTGACCCTGCAGACCTCCGGCGCGCTGATCTGGGCGGGCGCGGCGAGCGAACGGCTGGACCAGCTGGAATATCGCGCTGAAGCAGGCGCGGCGGCCAGTGAACGCCTCGCCCGCCTGGAAGAACACGCCGCCCACACCCGCGCCGCGCTGGACCGAATCGAACGCCGCCTCGAAGGCGGGTAGGGCGAAGGGGGTGGCTACGCCAGGGTCGCCGAATCGAGCGCCTGCGGCTTCACCCCACCCGAACCGGGGCTTCGCCCCGGCCTACCCTCCCCATCAAGGGGAGGGACAGGCCTCGCACACTCACAAAACAATGGGAGACGCCCATGATGGCGCGCAACGGCTCGGGCGAAGGGCTCGAGGTGGCTGGCTATGCCAGCCTGTTTGATATCGAGGATCATGGCCGCGATCTGGTGCGCGCCGGAGCGTTCGCCGACAGCCTGAAGGCGAAAGGCCCGCGCGGCGTGCGCATGTTGTTCCAGCACGATGCCGGCGAGCCGGTGGGCGTGTGGGAGGAGATCGTCGAGGACGGGCGCGGGCTTTATGTGCGTGGCCGGATCCTCAGCGGCGGCCCGCGCGGGCGCGCTGCGCTGGGCCTGGTGCGCGACGGCGCGGTGGACGGGCTGTCCATCGGCTTTCGCACACTGCGGTCCGCGCCCCGGCCCGGGGGCGGACGCGACTTGTTGCAACTGGATCTTTGGGAGGTCTCCATCGTGACCTTCCCCATGCTCCCCCAGGCCAGGCTGCGCGTGCTGCCCGGCCTGACGGAGACCGCCTCCGCATTCGCGGCGGCCTGACCTTACCCGACCTGACCTGACCCTCACATTAGAAAGGATCCCCATGACCCGGGAGACCAAGATGGCCGCGCCGTCCACCGAGGCGCGCGCGGCGATGCATGACCTGCTCGCAGCGTTTGAAAGCTTCAAGGACGCCAATGATCGCCGCCTGAGCGAGATTGAATCCAGGAAATCGGCTGACCCGCTCATCGAAGAAAAAGTGAGCCGGATCGACCATGCGCTGACCACCACCAAGGCCCGCCTTGATCGCCTTTCGATTGAGGCGAACCGCCCCGATCTGGGTGCCGCTGAAGGCAAGAGCGCGGCGAAGACGGCCTGGTCCGGCTTCCTGCGCACCGGCGAGGCGGCGCGCCTTGTGGAAGGCAAGGCGCTCAGCACCGGGACCGGGTCCGACGGCGGCCATGTGGCCCCGGCCGAGACCGAAAGCCTGATCGAGCGGCTGATCCGTGAAATCTCGCCGATCCGCCAGATCGCCACGGTCAAGCAGACCACCAGCCACACCTTCAAGAAGCCGGTGAGCGTGGGCGGCGCCACGTCCGGCTGGGTGGCCGAAACCGCGGCGCGGCCCGAGACCAACACCTCGTCGCTGGAGCTTGTGGAATTTCCCACCGCCGAGCTCTACGCCATGCCGGCCGCGACGCCGGCGATCCTGGACGACGCGCTGGTGGATATCGATCAGTGGCTCGCCGAGGAGGTGCGCGACACCTTCGCCGAGGCCGAGGGCCGCGCCTTCGTCACCGGCTCAGGCATCAACCGGCCCAAGGGCTTTTTGAGCTATGACACGGCCGTTGACGGGACTGAGACCTGGGGCGAGCTGGGCTACGTGGCCACCGGCGTCGACGGCGATTTCGCCGCCAGCGATCCCGGCGACGTGCTCATCGACCTGATCTATGCGCCCAAGACCGGCTACCGCACCAATGGCCGGTTCGTGATGAACAAGTCCACGGTCTCGGCCGTGCGCAAGTTCAAGGACGCCGACGGCCACTATATCTGGCAGCCCTCCATGACCGCCGGCCAGCCGGCCACCCTCATGGGCTATGCGGTTACCGAGGCCGAGGACATGCCCGATATCGGGTCTGACAGCTTTTCAATCGCGTTTGGTGATTTCGAGCGGGGCTATCTGGTGGTGGACCGCCAGGGCGTGCAGGTGCTGCGCGATCCCTATTCGGCCAAGCCCTATGTCCTGTTCTACACCACCCGCCGTGTCGGCGGGGGCGTGCAGGATTTCAACGCCATCAAGCTGTTGAAGTTCGGCGTCTCGTAAAGCGGCGGTCTTCCCCCCGCCGCCGCCTGGCAAAGCGCCCCGGCCTCAGTGATGAGCCGGGGCGCTTTGCATTCTTACTCATTTTCATGAGGGCCCCATGACCCTGCATCTCCTGTCTCCGCCTGTGGTGGAGCCTGTCGGGCTGGCTGACGCCAAGACCTGGCTGCGCGTCGGCCATGACGAGGAAGACGCGCTCATCGCCGACCTTCTTTCAAGCGCGGCGGCGCGCGTCGAACTGGACACCGGGCTGGCGCTGATCGCGCGCAGCTACCGGGAGACGCTGGACGCCTGGCCGGCGCGGCGGCTGTCGGCTTATGGCCAGGCGTTCAGCGTGGCGCGAGGTCCGCTGATCAGCGTGGAAGCGGTGCGCACCTATGGCCGCGGCGGCGACGCCACGCTCTGGGATCCGGCCGAATACCGCGCCGAAACCGGCGAGCCGGGCCGCATCGTGGCGGTCTATCCGTTTTCATCGCCGTGTCCGGGCCGTTCGGCTGGCGGGATCGAGATTGAGTTCACCGCCGGGTTTGGCGTCGACCCCGGCGATGTGCCGGCCCCGTTGAAAGAGGCGATCCTGCGCCTTGTGGCCCGGAGCTATTCCACTGCCGAGCTGGCCGAAAGCGCCCGCCGAGGCGCGGGCGGCTTGCCTGAGGACGTGGAGGCGCTGCTGCGTCCCTGGCGCCGGGTGCGGCTATGAGCGCGGAAGCCGCGTTTTGCGCCGCCGTCATCGCCGCGCTGAAAGCCGACGCCGACGTGCGCGCGGCCCTGGGTGATCCGGCGCGCGCCTATGATCGGGCACCGCGCGGCGCGGCGTTTCCCTACGCCTCGCTGGGGCGGGGTGAAAGCGAGCCGCTGGACGCTGGCGGGCTTGATCTCATCGATCACCGGCTGACCCTGCATGTGTGGGGCCGCCGCGATGATCGCGACGCGGTGAAGCGCGCCCTCAGCGCGGTCCGCGCCGCCCTCCACCAGGCCGATTTGACGCTGGCCGCACCCTATAGCTGCACGCTCTGCCGTGTCGTTTACGCCGATTTATTCACCGGCCCGGACGGTGCGACCCTGCACGGGGTGCTGCGGGTGAGGGGGCGTGTGGGGGAATAAAACTTGCGGAATAAATCATAGCGAGCATCTACATTGACCGAAATGTAACTTGTACTAATGTATCACCGTGATAGATAGCCTATGAAAGATCTGACCAGGGAGCTCAATCCGGGCGATGCGACGAAGCTGATCAACGTCTTTGCAGCGCATATGGACCTCACCCTCGCCTGGACCCTGCATGGCAAGCAGCGGCTTCGGGAACGCAATTTGATCATCGCTGATGTGATGCATGTTCTTTGCACAGGGTTTGTCTATGACCCGCCTCAACCGGCCTCTCGAGGATTCTGGAAGTACCAGATTGAAGGGACGTCGCCCAATAGCGGCGTGCGCAGGGTCCGTATCGTTGTCATTCCCGCCGCCGAGCCCTGCTTGAAGATCGTGACCCTAATGTGGAGGGATGAGACATGACCGTGAGGCGCATCGACTACACTTACGACGAGTGCGGCCTCGAAAACGTGATCCTGCAGGACTTCGCCATTCAGGTTGATGACGCGGGCGAAGAGGTGATCACGATTGCGAACGTGAATGCGCTTCATCGCGTGCTGGTGCATGCCGTGGCGACGAAGCCGGGTGGCCTAGCCCCTGCCGAGATTCGTTTTCTGCGCTCTGAAATGCGGCTGTCTCAGGCCGAGCTGGCCAAGCTGATTGGCAAGGACGGTCAAACGGTCGGCCGCTGGGAACGTGGAGAAACGCCGATCGATCAGGCCTCGCAGATGGTCGTACGCCGCAAGGCTGTCGAATATGCTGATATTGATGACATTGCGATAGACGCGCTTGCGGAATGCTCGACCTATTCAGCCGTTCAGGATCCGATCCGGATCCAGGCCGACGATCCAGACAATTACAGGCCCGTCGCCGCATAGATCGACGGTCCAGACATCCATCACAAAGCCGCCCCAGCCAGGGCGGCTTTTTTCTTGCCTGAAATCAGGAGACAGACATGACCGCACAAGCCGGCAAGGACATCTTGTTGATGATTGGCGACGGGCAGGCGAGCGAAGGTTTCGTCGCCGTCGCCGGGCTTCGCGCCAAGACCATTTCGCTCAATGCACGCCCCGTGGATGTGACCCATGCCGACAGTCCGGGCCGCTGGCGCGAGCTGATCGAGGGGGCGGGCCTGCGCTCGGCCAGCGTGACGGGATCGGGGATTTTCGTGGACAGCGCCGCCGACGAGACCGTGCGCGGGGTGTTCTTTGATCAGATAAGGCGCAGCTGGCGCCTGGTGATCCCCGATTTTGGAACGCTGGAGGGGCCGTTTCTGGTCACGGCGCTGGAGTATTCCGGGCGCCATGACGGCGAGGCGGCCTATTCGCTTTCGCTGGCCTCGGCCGGCCAGGTGAGCTTCACGCCTGACTAGCGTCTTTTCGGGCCGCTTTAGTCGCGGCGCAGCTGGGTGTCGGCGAGCTCGTTCAGGCAGGCCCGGCGCGCTTCCACGTGCAGGATCTCATGGCATTCCGCTTCGGCCTGCTCGTCATAGACGTCCTGGGCGAACGAGGCGCAGCCGGCCAGCGGCAGAGCGGCAAGAATAAGTGCAAGCGCAAGGCGCATGGCAGGTCTCCCTTCAATGCGGCGCACAGTGGCGCGCGGCGTCGCCGGAGGCAAGCCGGGCCGAACCACTCTATTGAAAGGGCGATCATGACCAATCCCCAACGCGGCGAGACGGCGATCCAGATCGCCGGGCGCGCCCATGTGCTGAGGCTGACCCTGGCAGCCCTCGCCGAGATCGAGGCGGGGCTGGCATGTGACGGGCTGGAGGCGTTGTCAAAGCGCCTGTCCCGGCTAGACGCCGGCGCGCTTCAGATCGTTCTGGCCGCCCTGCTGCGCGGCGGCGGCGCGCAGGAGTGCGAGTCGCTTGCCGGCGAGGCCGACGCGCGCAGCGCGGCCCAAGCGGTGGCGGCGTGTTTCAAGGCGAATTTGGCATGAGCGAGCCCTGGCGCAGCTGGCTGGCGGCGGCGGTGCTGCGCTTTGGCCTGACGCCGGAGGCGTTCTGGGCACTGACCCTGGCTGAATGGCGCGCCCTGACGCTTGGCGCCGCCGCGCCCGCCCTTCGCCCCATGAGCCGGGCTGACCTTGATGCGCTGCTGGCGCTGCGATCGGAGACTGAAGATGACCGAGGATGAGAAAGACGCCGAGCGTTTTGCCGCGCTCGCTGACAAGAAGCAGCGCCTGAAAGAGGTCGCGCAGGAAGGCGAGGCGAGCGCCGCGCTGATCAGCCAAGCGTTTCAGACAGCAGGCGCCGAGATTTCTGATGCGCTGGAGACCGCGGCGCGCACCGGCGAGCTGAATTTTCGGGACATGGCTGAAGCGATTTCGCAATCGCTGGCCTCGCTGTTTCTGGACCAGCTGGTGGTCGGCCCGCTGAACGGGCTCGCCGACCGGCTCGGCGCCGGGCTTGAGACCCTGATCCCGAATATTGTCGGCCAGCGCGCCGAAGGCGGGCCGGTGCAGGCCGGCGGTGCCTATCTGGTGGGCGAGCGCGGACCGGAAGTGTTCAGCCCCGGCACGGCCGGCGCGATCTCGCCCATGGGTGCAGGCCCGGTGACCGTGATCATTCATGCCGGCGCGAACGCGGTGGAGGATGTGCGCCGCAGTGAGCGCCAGATCGCCGCCGCCGTGGCGCGCGCGGCTCTGGCGGGAAGGAGCAGCCTGTGAGCGCGTTTCATGATGTCCGCTTTCCCCTGGCCATCGGGCTGGCCGCGCGCGGCGGGCCGCAGCGGCGCACAGAGATCGTCACGCTGGGGTCCGGCCGCGAGGAGCGCAACAGCCCCTGGGCCCACTCGAAACGGCGCTGGGACGCGGCGCCGGGGGTGCGCTCGCTGGATGATGTGGCCAGGCTCATCGCCTTCTTCGAGGCGCGCCGGGGCCGGCTTTACGCCTTCCGGTTCGCCGATCCGCTGGATCACAAGAGCTCAGCGCCGTCGGCTGAACCCGCCGCTGACGATCAGCGGATCGGCTCCGGCGATGGCAGCCAG